GGAACAGAACTAGCATCAGCGTAACCTGTTACATATTGCACTTCTATTGCATTTGCTACTCTTAAAGAAGTTGGGAATGTTTCACCTGTTCTAAGAACTAATCTGGCAGGTTGTCTTGCATTATCTAGATAATATTTGGAACTAGCAAAAGTGGTAGCTGTATCACTATCATCATAAGATTTTACATGACTAATTGCAGTGACCTCTGGAAAAGGTAAATCAATAAAATTTTTATGATAATTTAAGTCTGCTCCTGTTCTAATCCCATCAAATAAAGGTTCTCTATAAACATCTATGGAGTCTATAAACAGTCTCATAGTTTGCGTGATAATGGCTCTGCTCATGTGTTCTTCTGCAATTTTTCTTGCAGTAACAATTAATGATGTAATTAATGCATCATCACCACTATCAGTGACTCTTAAATAAGATTTAGTTTCTGATTGTGATAAAGGTTCTGAAGCAGGTTCAGTATGGACAACAAGACCTGCCATATTACCCTCTAATTAGATTTTTTCTTATCTGCCTTTGTATCTACAGCTACACTATTATCAGATTGCATTTCATTAATTTGTAATGCTAATAATCTAATTTGGTGTTGTAAGTTAGCAATCTCTTGCTGTGCTTGTAAATATAAAGACTCAAAGTTTACTTGTGAATTTTGTGTATTGTCGTCTGACATATCTTTCTCCTGTTAATTAAAAAGTTTATCTATGAACAATCCGATCATAGCAGTAACTATTAAACCATATTGTCCGTAAATTAAATACTCTAATTTATCAAATCTTTTAGAACCACTATCAAAGCGTTTGTCTATATTTTCAAAGCGTATTGCACACTCTTTTTCAAATGCTTCAATGGTGCTAATTGTGTTTGGTCTAGCCATTAGCTACTTTTCTTTTTAGTAGTCTTTTTAGCTGTTGTTTTTTTCTTTGTTGTCTTCTTTGGTGCTTTGCCACCTTCCCATGCTTCATTAATATCTGGGGTTGATGGGTCATCACCTTTTAATTGACCTTTTTTGTTTCTTGCTCTTTTTGGCTTCGCTTCTGCTTCTAAGTCTGCAGTTTCCTCTGGTGCATCTACTTTAACTTCCATTGCCCAACCATTTTGCACAAAAGTTTCCATGTTTGCTTTCATAACATCGTTATCTGCATCTACTATTTCATCAGCTTTCATCAACTCTACATGCAATCCATCTTCATCAATTGCACATGGTTTTGGAACTATGATTTTATATTTTTTTGCCATTTTAAATCCTCTTTAAAGTGGGGAGGTTTTATCCTCCCCTAGTATTCATCAATTATGCAGTTGATAAACTATCTGCATCAGTGTTGTGTCTTGGACTTCCTTTGATAATACTTGCAGCTAACGGAGTACCATTAGAGTGTGAACCTGTAAAATCGGCTACAACTCTAAGATATCTTTTTCCACCGACATAACCAATTGAGGTTACTTGTGGAGTTTCTGCATTTGCATCTAAAGTTAAGAAAATTCCATTAGAATCAACAGAACCATCGGTCACATGCAATGCACTTGTAACTGCTGTATAAGTTGAGTCATCATCTGAATCTTCTAGTTTAAAGTCAATTTTTACTGATGATGAAAGAGTATCTCCTTCTACACCAGTATCAACAACTGCTGTTGCAGATTCAAAAAACTGCAAATCTACACCAGTGCCATTAGTATCACTTGTACCAACAACAGGTGCGATTGATTGTGCAATACTTATATTATTTGCTAAATCTTTCATAATTTACCCCTCGCTTACGCTGATACTTTTTGTTTAACTATTGCTTCTGCTTGAACGACCTGTCCACCAACTCTTCTTCTAGCAATGTATCTTACATTACCAGTAGTAGCTTGTGTGAATGGGTCTCTTAGAACTGCAAGTGCAACTCTATCTACAATCAGATAACCTCTGTTGAAGTCTCCAAATGCTATAGGGAATGCATTTGCACCTACATTTGGCATATCTGTAGCTTCCACATAAGGATAACCAAGAATGGTGTTAGGTACACCAGAAATAAGGTTCATCCCTGCTTGGAATACATATTGTCCTGCTGTATCTTTCAATTTTCTAATATCAGCTAATGTGTTTCTGTTTAGAACAAAAGTAGCATTAGATGCATATTCAGATTTAATTGAATGAACCAATGATAAAAGACCATCTGCTAATAAAGCTGTGCCATTTCCTGAATTAACAGAAGATACACTGCTATTAGTCATAAATCCTTCTGGTTTACCAACAGCGTTACCACTCACAAATGCAGCACCTTCAGCTTTTGCAAATTGTGTACTAAATTCAGATTGCATTTCTGCTTCTAAGTCAAAGACTGAATCTTCTAAGTCTTGTTCAGAAATGTCCACTAAAGCGTAATGCTCATGTGCAGGGATTTCTTCAAGACCTACTTGATATCCAGTAGTCTCTGATCTTGTTCCACTTTCAGCAACCCATTCTGCAGAGAATGTACCTGTTCTTTTTGGAACTTGGATACTTCTTGCACCTGTGCTTCTTACTCTAGCAATACTTCTAATAGGTGAAATCTCTGTTACTGTTTTTAACAGTTCTCTCACATATTCTGGTGGTGCTAAATAACCACCTGTTGAATCATTACTTACTGTAAGTGCTTTCTTCTCTGCATCTGTTAAAGCATCAAAACCTTTTCTGCAATACGCATCAAAAGTTTGTAAACTTTCGTCAATGGATTTTGTATCAAAACCAGAGTTAGGTCTTTTCAGAACTGTTTCTAGCTTATCAAGTTGTCCCTTAACATCAGTTGCATTTTGCTCTGCAACAGTCATTTTTTGATTTAAGTCTTCATAAGAATCAAGTTTGGCTTCAATCTTTTCTAACTTCTCGTCTAAATACGCTGTTCCATCGCCTTTTTCTACAGCTTCAAGTCTCTCATCATTTACTTTTTTAAATTCTTCAAAAGCACTTCCAAGATCGTTTATGCTGTTCTTAATATCTTCTGACATAATGTCCTCCTAATTATTAAGAATTTTTAAGGTTTCAGTTAAGTTTTTTATCTCGTCTAAGAGTTGTGTTGTATTATCAGCATCTCGCTGATCAAACGACTTGTGTACAGCACCTGCTGCCACTTTTGCTTCAGAACGTGATAGATTGAAAGCATCTCGCAGTCCATTCTCCCATTCTCTAATTGAAATATCTTCGCCTTTCACTGATTGAATCGTAGCTTTAGGATTCATCGGAAAAGTAACAAGTGATACTTCCATTAATTCTGCTTCTTTGATAATTCTTTTATTGGCACGTCTATCGTATTCAACTTCTTTGGGATTTACCCTAAAGCCAATACTAAGACCATCTAATGCACCCATTTTCATAAGTTCATACGCTTCTTTACCTGCTTGTGTTTGCAGGGCAAGTCTACCTTTTACATATAAACCTTTACTGTCTTCTCTAATTTCATCAAAGACCCCAATCGGCATATCTGTTTTATGTTGATATAAAAGTTTGATTTGATTCGGTTTTTTTCTTTTTAGAGTTCGCATGAAAGCTCCCTCTTCTATAACATCATTGCCTAAATCTTTATTGCCAAAGACCGACCCATACCCTTCAAACACTCCATAGTCTTTGTCTTCTTCCTCTTCTAAATACTTACCTTTAAATTCAGTTTTATAATCTATAAATTCAGCTTCTTCTTTTTTCTTTGGTTTTTTCTTTTTAGGTTTTTTGCCCATTCCATAACCATAACCACTAAGTTCTCTTCCTGTTAATCTCGTGTAATCTGCATGACTGGAACATGGCATAAATACTAAATTGCCATCATCATCGTGGGTATGAGTCCCACTGCATCCAATTTCCTCTGCTCTTGCTAGAGCTTCTTCCTCTGTTGTAAAAACGTCTTCTCTGACTTCCTCTTTGCCTTCTAAAGAATCTTCTTTATATGAATTATAACTACTGTTACAGACTGCTGATCTTTGTCCTGAATCTGAATATTCATCAACCATAGTCTTATCTCCCATACATCTATCTAAAAATTGTTGCCTAGATTCTGTCGTTCTTGGTTTTGGTATAGGCATTTTCTATATATAGTAATACAAACCCTAATATTACACAATATTTAGTGGGGATACTAAAATAAATCCTATTTAAAACCCAAAAGGGGTTGATTTCTTGATAATTATGATTATTATGGACTTTGTAATTGAAAAAAAGCCGAAAGGCAGGAAATTAAAATGAAAAAACAATATCTAAGCTCAGAAGATTTTATTAATGATCTAAGTGCGACATGCAACGACCTTGATAAACTCTCTGACACAAAAATTAAAAAGATGTATAAAGACAATATGAAAATTTGGCAGTTCATGCAAGAACTTCCATTTGCGTTTTCAGAAGATGAAGTACAAGCAATGTCTGGGCATCTAAACGAAGTTATAAATCACATGACTGTATGGGGAATACAAAGATGAAAAACGTAAGAGCCATACTCATTGACCCATTTGATTGTTCGGTATCGTATGTTGAATACCCAGATACTTTGAAAATGATTTATAAATTATTGCAGTGTTCAACTATTGATGCTCAACACTTCTTTGGTGATGACTACATTTACTTTGACGATGAAGGTAAGTTGAAGGATGACCAAAGATACTTTCAGTTTAAAATATCAAACCCTGTTGCTTTGTGTGGCAGGTGTTTGATTCTTGGCACTGATGATGAAGGTGGTAATGCCAACGTCAATATTGATATTGATACTATCAAAGA